CTCGGACCAGTCATGTTCCGCCAGACTCCGTTTGTATTCATGTACCAGACACTCCCATTGGCTGGATTCCGAAACAGCGGTCGTTTCCGTCTCTCATTTTTAAACTTACCAGTGGGGGTCCACATCGTTTTGAGTTTTTTGAGAAGAACGTTATGTGCTGGTCCGAGGGGAGTCCCCGTCTTTTGTTGGAAAATCTTATTGAACGTCTTTACGGCATTTTCATTTGCAGTTCTCCTCCGAACTATATTTTTCAATTCTCTCATCCGTTTATTTTGGTTGTAATAAATTTCATTCTTCTTTACTTTCCCTTTAATTCTCAAATTGTGAAGTTTGCGGGATTTTTGTATAGACGGACCAACCTGACCACTTGGTAATTTGATCCACGTCTTTGCATTTTTATTGGCAGCATTGATTGCTTTGTATATCTTTTCAACTTCACGCGCTATTATTTCATTCGTGTTGGATGGGCCACCGCGTTCCCGAAAGTAGTTGTGGAGTGAATTCGTAAAGAGATTTATTGTATTTGTTTTATTTGTTGGTTTGTTCAAGTACCATTTACGGACAGCGTTTGCGTACGACCGAAAGTTCGCATAGTTTTTAGGGTGAGGCTTATTCACCATTAATATACAAAAATATATATTCCATCTCGAATCCAAAAGTCTTTATCACTTTTGGGCTCGAGGCCCCGAGACGAGCTCGGAAAACGCGAACCGTATTTTGATTTTCTGAAGGTTTCTAGTTGGAGAAGGCGAGGCCACCCATGCCAGACTGGATGCGCAGGATGTTGTAGTTGATGGCGAACAGCTTCTGGGTGCAGCCCTGGAAGGTGGGGTTGGCGAAGCCGGTGCCGAAGGAGCTGGCCTTCAGGTTCACGGACACCTGGGCGTTATCAATGCGAGAGAAGTTGCAAGTGCCGGTTGGCTGGTGCTCCTCGGGCTTGAGGGCGAAAGAGTACACGTAGATGCCGGGGTAAGGGGTGCCGGTGTGGTACACCAGGGGCTGGTAGCTGTTGAAGTACTTGCCAGCCTGGGCGGCGAACCGGTCCTGACCGTTGAGCACCAGCTTGAACTGGTACAGGGGACCCACCTCGACCTGGCCGGCGATGGCAGAGCCCTCCTCGACCCAGAACACGTTGGCAGAGGAGCCGTTCAGGGCAGTGCCCGTGACGGTGTTGGAGAACAGGTGGGGCACGCCAACCAGGTGGGGCAGCAGGTAGTTGGTGGTGTTGGCGAAGGCAGCCACGTTGGTGGTCAGGTTCACGTTGGCCGTGTTGGAGCTGAAGTTCCACATGGCGTTGAACTGGGCAGTGGCGGAGGCGTTGGGGTTCTGGTAGCACCAGATAAACTCCTTCACTGGGTGGTTGAAGGACAGGCGGATCAGGGCGGGGCTGCTCTCAGTGGAGGCGCCAGCAGCGATGGAGTCACCGCCGGTGTGCTGCACCTGCTCAATCAGGTACTCGTGACCCTTCTGGGCGAAGCGGCGACGCTCCTCTGTGTCCAGGTACACGTAGTTGGCCCACACCTGAATCTGGTTGGTGCCGAAGTAGTTCTGGTAGTAGGCAGTCAGGTCAAAGTCCATGCGCACCTCGTGGTACTGCAGAGCAATCAGGGGCAGGTACAGGCCTGGGTTGCGGTTGAAGAAGAACAGCAGAGGCAGGTACACGTAGGCTGGGTAAGAGCTGTTGGGGGCGGCGCTGGTGCCGTTGTTGGTCAGCATGGTACCCAGAGACGCCAGACGGCCGTAGGCGTACTTGTCGCTCTCGCCCAGGAACACCTCAGCGTACAGACGGAACCAGGTCTGGTAGTGCTTGTCAATGCGCTGGCCACCGATGGTCAGCTCAATGTCCAGAATGGCACGCTCAGCGACCCAATTCATGTCGTAGGTGTAGTTGGTGGACACCAGGTTAGAGTTGGTGGCGGAGTAGGGGGTTGGCTGCAGCAGCACCCACATGTCACCGACCAGGTCGCCGTTGCGGGCAATCGTCACGGAAACACGGGCGCCGTTGGCAGCGCTGCCGTTCACCGTCTGCTGGATCGCCTCCATCGCAAAGTTGGTGTGGCGCTTGTACACCGCCTGGAAGAAGGTAACCTTGGGGTTGCCGGTGAGGTAAACATCCTGAGCGCCGTAAGCAACCAGTTGCATAAGTCCTCCGGCCATGATCGCTTGGTACTAGTACCCAAGAAAAAAATTTTATAAAAATATATGAAAAACTGCTGCAAGGCTGGGGCACGAAACACAAAGTGTGTCCGAAGGTCAAACCAAAAGGTGTTTACCCTCCCCAGGAAGTTCTCGTGCCTCCTGGGAGCCATCAGAGGGTTCACCATGCGGGCCAGCTGTGCCCCGTACAGGAACTGCCGGTCAAAGTTCAGAAGGTGAGCCTCCGGTTGCGTCGAGGGGTTCCCCCTCGAGTCATTGCGCCAAAAAATAAAAAATAAAAAATTAAAAAATACAAATGCCACCCAAGCCTATTCCAGAAGATGAGGAGATTGATATCGAGGATGAGGAGATGGATGAAGACGATATGGATATGGAGGAGGGCATTGACCTTGTGGAGGCCCTGGGTCAGATGCTGTGCACTGAGGAGGGGGAGACCATGGCCACCATCATGACCTCCATCAAGGAGTCTGCGGAAAAGATTGCCACACAACTGGAGATGCAGAATAAGATTCTGGTTAAGATTGTGAGTGCACTGAAGCCCCCTTCTGCTTGAGTCGAGGTGGTCCACTTAAAAATATGTGGCTAGAGTATAGTAAATGAGTAAGGTTCACACATTGGACAAGGACAAGTCTATTGAAAAGATCCAAGAGATTCGTATCGAAATTGACCGGTCTGATGTGAGGAAGCTTACGGAAGAAGAACTTGAACAAAAAGTTCTAGACTCGGAACGTAAATTGAGTCTGGACTGTAAGGGAGACAAGAATCACCCCCTCACAGTCGGGTTTCACCGTTTGTTTCACGACAATGAGCTCGACTCGGATGGCTACCCTCTGAGACTTGACAAGGAACTTATCGAAAAGGTGAAAATTCGTAAAAATATTCTCTCCTCGAGTTTCTCTGAAATGTATTTTCGGGCTTCTGAGCTTGAACTTTTGCAAAAGGCGAGCTTTGACGTGTCTGGCATGGAGATGCGTTTTGACCGCCGTATCAAGCGACTCATTGAGTTTGTGGAAAACATCTATGAGCAAGTCTTCATGTATGCGCGAGTCCGTGACCTCATGGAGAACCCCAGCCGTGTCGCCTTGGATGACAAGACGGTGGGTCGAACAACTGTGATGATTGACACAGAGGGTGACGAGAATACGCCATATCAGCAGCTCCTGCTCTTTCTGCTCCAACAGGCGTGGCTCAGCAGCTACAAGCGCTACGGGGACTATTGCTGCAAGCAGATTGTGACAGCCGCCGGCCACGAGACGCGAGCCTGGAAGCAAGTGGTTGAAATCAAGGACTTTGTATACCTCTGCACGCAAAAGGAGACTCAGTATGACATGTGGAAGAATCTCACCTCCAAGGGGAGCATCGTGAACGACTCCATCAAGCACCTGACCAACTGCAAGGATATCCAGTTTCCAGAGATTAAAAAGAATAGGCACGTGTGGTCCTTCAACAATGGCATCTTTGTGGGGCGCGAGTTTTGCAACGACAAGGCGGTGTGCAAGTTTTACAGGTATGGGACGCCCGAGGCGTTGACTCTGGACCCCACCCTGGTTGCCGCCAAGTACTTTGACCTCCCGTTCGACCCCTATGACGATATTGATGACTGGTACGATATTCCAACGCCAAGCATGCAGAGAGTCATGGACTATCAGAAGTTTCCAAAGGATGTGTGCAAGTGGCTCTACGTGTTCTGCGGGCGCCTGTGCTATGCCATCAACGACCTGGACAGGTGGCAAGTCATCCCGTTCCTCAAGGGTGTGGCCCAGTCTGGCAAGTCGAGTATCATCACCAAGGTGGCCAAGCACTTTTACGATACCCAAGACGTCAAGGTGCTCTCAAACAATATTGAGAAGAAGTTTGGCCTCGAGAGTATTTTGGGAGGGCTGATGTTTATTAGCCCAGAGGTCAAGGGGGACTTGCAGCTCGAGCAGGCGGAGTTTCAGTCGCTGGTGAGTGGTGAGGATCTCAGCATTGCGCGAAAGTTCAAGGGTGCTCAGAGCATGACGTGGATGGTTCCTGGTATGCTGGGAGGCAACGAGGTGCCCAACTGGAAGGACAACTCGGGCAGTATTCTGCGCCGCATAGTGACGTGGAACTTTGGCCGTCAGGTGGTCCCAGAGGATGCAGACCCAATGCTGGATGAAAAGCTCAAGCTGGAGCTCCCATCCATTCTGTGCAAGTGCGTCAGGGCCTACCTGGACTATGCAGACAAGTACAACGACAAGGATGTGTGGACTGTGCTCCCCAAGTACTTCAAGGATATCCAGAGCCAGATTGCGATGGTGACCAACCAGCTCCAGCACTTTTTGGCCTCTGCAAAGATTCGGTATGGCAAGGAGCTCTTCATGCCGCAGACTGTCTTTGTTACACACTTCAACAAGCACTGTCTGGACAACAACTTGCCCAAGTGTCGCTTCAACCAGGATCTCTACACGACACCCTTCAACTCGCGGGAACTCGAGGTCAGGACACACACAGGAATCTACAACAACAAGTCATATGCGGCACAGCCCTTTGTGTTTGGGGTTGATGTTATCGACCAAGAGCCCATCGAGTTTGATAATAATTACTAGAGCCGGAAAAAATATCCGTAAAAAATATGAGCCAGTTTCGGTACAACTATACCTGGAAGGATGGCCGAATATTGAGCCGAACAGAGGCCCAGGTCGTCTCAGCGATATACCAGACCAAGTACGCGGGTGTCATCCCAGTCGCAGACAAGGGTATCCTCAACAACGTGTCTGAGATTTCAGGAGTTCAACGCGTTGGCGGGCCCGTCATTGCCCGCTTCGTCAAGGGCAAGAGCCCCATCATCAGCCCTTCGAAAAACATAAATACAGTGACTCGATGGGTCTTTAAGCTGACCAACCCCAAGGCGACTGTTGTTGCGTTCAAGACTGGTACACTCCAAGTGACAACCAAGGAGGATATAGAGACTGTACGAGCCTTTCTGGACCGCACATACTTCCCAGGTGTGTCTGGATTCAAGGTGAATAAACTCGATGGACAATTTTTTGTAAATTTTCCTATAAAAGTAGACAAGTTGTACGAGGCTCTGAGTAAACATCTTTCAAAAAATAATTTTTCGTATCAATACGAGCCTGAACTGGTGACGTGGGGGACCCTGCGTCTCGGGGACTTTAAGTACAAGCTGTTCCGTAAGGGACTTGTTCAGTTTAGTGGGGATGCTGAAAAGGCCCCAGAGCTCTTTATGAAGACACTGAACAAGATACCGTGGCCAGAGTTTACCACTGGCGACCGGTACACATCTCCCAAAAAGAGTGTCCAAAACAAGGCGGCAATTGCCCGCGAGCGCTACCAGCGCGCCATGAATTACAATGACACCATGCCAGGGTTCTATGTGCGCCCAGGACCCAATGGTCTCCCACGATTCTACCCAATACCCGCAAACAAAGCACCCATACGCATGAAGGTTCTGAGAGCCTACATGAATGCAAATAAAAACATTCCAAACTCTGTAAAGAAACTGTTCAACCTAGAGGGTCTTGAACTCAAGGAGAAGGAGGAGAGCAAGGCGGCACCCTCCTTCAGCGCCACAAAGAATGGTTACTATGTCAAGCCAGGGAAGGGTGGGGCTCCATTCTTCTACAAGGTGCCAAAGGATACAAAGGCGGCCAAGGCACGCGTCATCAAGACGTACAAGAATGCAGGCAAACCAGTGCCCCAAGCGGTCCGCAACATCTTTAAAATTACAAACGCAGATGTGGCTATGAAAGAGACTAACCTGTATGTGCCACACCGGGTCAATACTCTGAACAACAAGTACAGAATCAATGGGGTCCTTGCAAGCAACTACACCGTCCCACAGCTCCTTGGCATTGCCCGCAACTTGAAGATTGCCCGCGCCTCGAACAAGATGACTGCCGCGCAAATCACACAGCTCATTGCAAACAAGCTGGGTGTTGTCAAGAAACCACATGCTGTTGTCAACGGTGTTCCTCACACCCTC